AAGGACAGGAATCAACAAGGTTATCTGTCAAACATACTGGAGGTAAGTAAATGGCTGCACCGGAAAGCACGAAGTTCCAAATCAACTACAAGCTAGGTGATGGAACTCTAGTAAATATTTATGCAACTAGTCAGGCTGAATTAGAGACATCTCTAACTTCAATTGCTGATGTAGCAACATTAGTAACATCAACTGGCACCGCACTTGGTACAACTACGCAACCAAGTGGCGGAGCAATTGCCTATGCTAAGAAAACACTAGGCGCTACTGCTGTATCTGCAACAGATGCAACTGCACCTGATTGTAAGCACGGCTCAATGGCATTTCGCTCAGGCGTAGGACAGAAAGGTCCTTGGAAAGGTTGGATGTGTGCTGCACCTAAAGGTGCTGTAGACAAATGCGAAACCGTCTGGATTAGATAGGCAATGCGGGTTCCCTGGAACTATGAGAACCCAGCTTGCGCCGAAGTGGGTGTGGAGTTTTTCTTTCCTGAAGTAGAGGATGGAGATAGAGTCCACACTCAACAGGCTATAAACGTCTGCAAGATATGTCCCCACCTTGCAGAGTGTGCAGAATGGGGAATCAATAAGGAACGCTTCGGTACTTGGGGCGGCATAACTGCGGCAAAAAGAAAAAGAATTAGACAGCTAAGAGGGATAACTCTTCCTAGAGAGGATTACGTTGCTAAACATAGATAGAGCGTGGCGTGGTAGTACTACCAATGCAACACCACTACCTGATGTGTGGAAAGATCTTGCTGTAAAGCAGATCAAGTTTCGTAGAGGTCAGGTATGTATGGTTGCTGCTGCGCCTAATGCTGGCAAGAGTATGTTTGCTCTTATCTATGCAGTTAAAGCAAAGGTTCCAACTTTATTTTTCTCGGCTGACACCGACATAGCAACAGTGATGATGAGAGCAGCCTCTCACCTATCAGGACACAGTCAATTACTGGTGGAAGGAAACTTAAATAGTAACCGTCATTACTACGATAAGCACCTAGATAATATGTCCAACATACAGTTTGTCTTTGACTCATCACCATCACTAGATGATATTGAGTTAGAGATCAAGGCTTATGTTGAACTCTTTGGTATTCCACCAGAGTTGATTGTGATTGATAACCTGATGAATGTGGCTGCTGAAACTGATAATGAGTGGGCAGGACTGCGAGCTATTATGGTGGAGTTCCACGATATGGCTCGTAAGACCGAAGCCTGTGTGATGGTCTTACACCACGTCAGCGAACAGAGTGAGTATGGTAAGACCAACTTCCCACCTCACCGTAGGGCTATTCACGGTAAGGTCTCACAACTACCAGCACTAATACTTACCCTTGGCTTTGATCCTTTAGATCAAACCTTAAAGGTTGCACCAGTTAAGAATAGGTTTGGTCCACACACAGCAGATGGCTCAGACTTTGCTACTCTATTTGTAAACTATTCTGTCTGTCAGATCAGTGATGCAGATGAGTATGGTCGTATGTATAGAAGGGATGCCCTACTAAATGTCAGCCAAGTACAATAAACAAAAGGGTTCTCAGTTTGAAGTTGATGTAATGAAATGGTTTAGGAAGATGGGCGCAGTAGCTGAACGCTTGCGCTTATCAGGAGCAGAGGATGAGGGAGATCTAGTAGTTATAGTTGCCGGTCAAACCTACATCTTTGAATTAAAGAATACTAAGAAGTTAAACTTGAAGGAGTTTTGGGATGAAGCGCAAACAGAAGCTGTTAATTACGCTAAGCATCGTGGCATTAATAAGCCTTTATCTTATGTACTATACAAAAGAAGAAACGCAGGAATAGAAAAGACTTGGGTAATTCAAGACCTAACACAATGGCTAGAGGATAAGCAATGAGAAGAACAAGCCAAGACCTATATGATGGTATTGGAACTTGGAAACGAAGACCAATAAGAGCAGGTAAGAAAACCTATATGCCATCTCACAAGAGATGGGGAAAGATAACGGTAACAAAAATGACACCAACACCAGAAGGCGTAATAACAACAACAGATATACTACAACCCATACCAGAGACAGCACCAATTACAGAAAAGGAGAACAAAGATGAAGTTAAAAGTAATTAACAAATACAAGATTGATGCAAACATTATAGACTTGATGATTGAATCAGAAGATCCAATGAATCCTAATCCAGAACACAACGCATATAATTGGGGACTAGCCCACGCTCAGCTTATACTTGCTGGTGCAGATCCTAAAGTAATTAAGGATCTTCAACCTAAATGATTTGCGATCTATGTAGGTCAGGTGGTGAGCTGAATAAAAATGGTCAGTTCAAGCGTGCTATTACTATGCACAAGAAATGTAAGGAGGATTGTGGATGTCAGCATCAGACTGGTCCAGGAGTAGGAAGCCTAGCCTTCGCAATGGCAGAACCGATGCGAACACAATACCCATTGGAATAATAGTTGCCCATTATGGCGGTGAGGTAAGAGAAGGTAGGGCTTGCTCTGTAAGGTGTGTATTGCATAGCGACAGTAGAAGAAGTGCAGTAATAAATACGCAGGAGAATCTATACTTTTGTCATACCTGCGGTAAGGGTGGCAATGCAGTAAACATTATTAGTATCAAAGAGAATATGGAGTTTAAAGATGCTCTCGCCCGTGCAATTGAAATCGTCACTGGAAGCGGCGGTTCAGTACAACAAGGATCTAAACGAAGAGGCGGTAGCGTTTCTCGCAGGTCGTGGGATCTCTAAAGAGGTAGCTGACCAGTACCAACTAGGTTATATAAAGCAACCTTTTGCAACCCACGAGAACTATCAGGGCTGGCTATCCATACCTTATATAACTGTGCTTGGACACTGTGTTGGATTTAAGTTTAGAAGATTAGATGATGGCAAGCCTAAGTATGGAGCACCACTTGGTCAGAAGGGTCATCTCTATAATGTTAGCGACATCATTGTATCTAGTGAATACATAGCAGTATGTGAAGGTGAGTTAGATACGATCATTTGTTCTGCGGTACTAGGTATACCAGCAGTTGGAGTTCCTGGTGTTGCTGCTTGGAAGCCACACTTTACTAAGATGTTTACTGGCTATGGCAAGATTTATATTATTGGTGATAATGATATTAAAGATGATGGCACTAATCCTGGGGCTGAGTTCTCAAGGAGAGTAGCTCAGGAGGTAATGAACTCTTCAATCGTGTCGCTACCTGCTGGACTAGACCTCAATGACTTATACTTAGCAAAGGGTATAGAAGAGACAAAACGGACAATTGGAGTACCTAATGTATGAAGAACTCAGATCTGATGGTACTAGCAGAATGGTTGGCGACCTCAGGGATCTCTATAATCAAGATAGATTACGTCAAAGGAACGATAGAGATAGCACCACCGAAGGTAAGAGAATAGATGATGAGTTCATCGCCAATATGTGGGCTGTTATGGATGCAGCAGGTAATCTACTTATCAGTAAGCACCACGATTACGGTCCATTAAATATAGCAAGATCACCTGGCGGTCCTATCAATGGGCTAAGAGTGCGTATGTGGGACAAGATTGCTCGTATAAATAATTTAGTAGACTCTAATGTTAAGCCAAGTAATGAATCATTACGAGATTCTTTTATGGATCTACTTAACTATTCAGCTATTGCAATGATGGTATTGGATGGCAACTGGCCCGAAGTTCAGGCTCTGGACTGTGAATGACACCAGAGCTACACCCAACTCTTTATGAGTTAGTACCTTCAGTTACTTACGTTATTGTTCGTAAGTTTAAAGGATGGGTTGACACTGAAGATGTAAGGCAAGAGTGTTATCTGTGGGCTATTGGTCGTGGTCAACAGTTTACTGATCTACTTAATGAACCTAACCCTGATAAGCGTGAGCAAAATGAAAGACGTATTGCCTATCAGATGCGTAGAGTTGCAGAAAGATATGCTCGTAAAGAGAAGGCTCGTAAGGCTGGATATAAGACAAGTGATGAAGCCTTCTACGATACAACAATTATTGCCCAACTAATTCCATTTGTTATTGCATCCATTGTTAATGGCACAGTGCTTGAGCAAGCACAAGAGATGATCAACGATGGCACACCTCGTAAGCAGTCAACACCTGCTGAGGGTGGCAACCTGCTGGCTATCCTAATAGATATTAAGAAGTGTTATCTGAAGTTAGGGCAAGAGGATAAGACTATATTGCAGATGAGATACCACGATAACTTTACCTTGCAACAGATAGGCCAGTACTTAGAGTGTGCTACATCTACTGCTGATCGCAGGTCTACCGCAGCTTTGCGTAAGCTGCAAAATAAACTTGGTGGTGAAACTCCTTGGGCATAGAGTTAAAAGAACCGGAACTTTTAGACTATCTCAAGGAGTTTTACTACTCAGACTTAGAGAAGTCGGAAGAGTTTGACAATTGGGATTGCATATCACTAGAACATAAAATGTTTATAGAATTAAAATCCCGCAAGACTCACTACCCTGATTTACTTATTGAAGAGAGTAAGTATCAGGGTTTAATTATGGCAGCAGGTATTAGATCACTTACTCCTTGGTATATCAACGCCACACCTGAAGGTATATGGGGATTTAATTTATCTACAATACCTCAACCTAAGTGGCAAGATAAGTGGCTACCTATTACAACTGAGTTTGCTAACAGGACTAGTCGTACTAAACTAGTGGGATTCTTAAAGCTAGAAGATGGGATACTGTTTTGATCTACGAATACAAATGCAGTGTGTGTGGTGGTGTGATCTCTATTGAAAGACCTATCTTTGGTATTGAGGAAACACCTATCTGTTGCCAGCAAATAACCTCTCGCTTGTGGTCAGCACCCTCTATTGCTTTTAAGGGTAGTGGCTTTTATACTACAGACAAATGAGCTATCCAAATTGGTTTGCACAAACCGCACAGAATAATTTTACTACCTACCTATCAGCGTATGCAGGTAAACCTAACCTAAGGTTCTTACAACTTGGTGTGTACACAGGAGATGCCAGCGTATGGTTATGCAATAACATACTAACTGATAAGAGTTCAATACTAATTGATGTTGATACTTGGCGGGGAAGTGATGAGATAGACCACGCCGAGATGGACTTCAGCGCAGTTGAGATAGAGTACAAGAAAAAGATTGAGAAGCTATCTGTTGTATCTGTGGTCAGTGATACTGTTGAGTATCTAATCAGACAACGAGATAACTTTATAGGTGCATATGATTTTATCTATGTTGATGCAGACCACACAGCAGTTAGTGTGCTGATGGATGCTGAACTTAGCTGGCCTTTACTAAAGTCCGGTGGTGTTATGGCCTTTGATGATTACACTTGGGGTCGCCATCTGCCACCATCTAAGACACCTCGCCCTGGCATACTCTTATTCACTGAGCGACACAAGGCTGAGATAGAAACATTAGTTATCAACGATCAGTATTGGATTAGAAAAAAGTAGATAGCCCCACCAGGAAGGGTTGGTAGGGCTATCTTTAGATAGATCGGAGAGAGCCGACCTAAGAGCTAGATACTAACATAGCTTTCTCTAAACAATCAAGACACTTGCTCTCACCCTCTGCTACTAGGTCATCACCACATTCATTGCAAGTATCAGTAATATCTGTGCGTGAGGAAGAACCTGTGCGCTTTGCAAGGTGTTCCGTATCGCTTAGAAATATATTTAAGACCTCGCAAGATTTGATACTCAGCTCTACTATCTTTCTCTCCAAGGAGTTGAGCAATTCCGTAAGCACTTGATCCTCGTTGGTTCTTTGCGTAGTTATCAAACCTACTCTCACTGGTCCAAAGGGACTTAAGGCAGGTCCACTCTCTTCCCTGCCACCCGAAACCAGCCTGAGCGTAGGCCTTTGCGATCTTTCTATTGTGGTTTTTCTCATCTTGCGTTGCCTTCCTATTCTCAATTACACCATCAGGTATTCTACCTACTGTGGTAGGTGGAAATAATTTATGATGACCTTGTGTTAGTAGACCTAGTGTTGCCAGTAATATCAAGCCATTTCTTACCCATAGTTTCATCAGCTTCCATCTCCTCTTCAAGATAGGTGCGATATACATTTGGGTAATCATTACTCAAACGAGCTAACGCCCTGTCCCTTGCTCTTCGGTAGTTTCTCTGACGAACGGCTTGAGCCTTCGCAGTTTCTATTCTTTGTTTTGTCTTGCTCAATTACTCCACCTCTCCATACAATTTGCGATAGTAGATAATACTATGGAAGTAATCTCAATCTGGGGCGACACCTCCTTAGCATCTTCCTCATCTGTGAGCCACTCTGACACCCATATCTTGCTGTCTAGTGGGCTTTCTCTGTACCATTTCAGCGCCTCTGAGGGGCTTTCTCCACCCCATATGGCTAGGTTCTGAGCATCTGACACCTCATAAAATATGATGCGCTTTACTGTCCCGTTGCGTAGCTCTAATACATTACTCATAGGTTCGCTCCGCTTTTAAGAAGTCAATTAAAACTTTCATTTGATTATAGGTAATCACACTATCCAACGCACCTGCTAGGTACTCAGTTGCGTTATCACCCCATTTATCCTTTGATAGTTTAACAAGATTACTAACTGTATATTCTAACTCTATCTCTTTAATCATTGTCTTGTTCTGCCCTCTCTAGTAGTGCTGAAATCCCAAAGTCTTCCTCTGAGATATAGTCTGGTGCCCATTGGGTTATGTGTTCCCAAGCCTCAGGGCTGATCTTTCTGCCCTTGTTGCTCTCTACATCTTCCTTTCTATACCATTGGATAACTAACTCCTCCTCCAAAGGTAGATCATTTAGTTCCTCTAGTACTCTTTTGACTTTCATCTTGCGTTCTCCTTCTCTCTCTCGCTCATTGTGTCCATCACGCAGTTATCGCAGATTAGCTTGCCGTTGTATCGGTGATACCAGTCCACTCTTGCTATCTCCCACCCGCAGAATTGGCATAACTCTTTCATACGCTCACCTCCACTATCTCTACATTGTCTTTACTACCATCTATCATTTCATAATCACCGATAGTCAGGTTGTTTGCTTGCTTCCACGCCTCCTCTAATGAGGTGGCTTTTACCCTTGCTTGTCCATTGGAGGTGATAGTTATATTTACCTCGTAGGTTTTCATTTCATTTCCTCTCTCTCTTTTGTTAGTTGAACCAGCCGCTCGGCTGATGTCTTTAGTTCTTGTAAATAGGTAAGGCAGTCGCACTCACTTATTGGTACTAGGTGATCGCCACATATTACTGGTGTTGCCTTCATACTGATACCTCCTCATTCATAATAGATATTATTTCCTGACGGATTTCCATTAGCTCAGCCCAAGAGCCACCGATAAACTGGTGGTTGCCCCAAGATTTTAAGTCTTGATCTGTATCCCATACCCATTGAGTATGATCACTAGCCTTCTCTAAATTGGCTATGCGTTGATCAATTAAGTTTAATATTTCTTCCACATTCATACTGATACCTCCTGCTCATCAAACTGAGATACTAAAGTTTCAAACCCAGCATTAGGGTTTATATGGTTAGTTGATACGGCATCAATAAACCGCAGCGAACAACTATCCTCATACCAGCCCTCAACTACCTCAAACATCTCATCACTAGACATCTGGTCGGCAGTAATTAGTGGGTCATATCCATAACCACGCATTAAGTCCACTTGCTCACTATCCATTAGAATATAGATCTTGTGGCAGGTATCCCAAGCAATAGCCTTTGCCTCACCTAATTTTTCTCTAATTAGATCAGAATTTCTCATAGCCCACACTCCAATATTGTGCCGATACATAGTCCGCCATCGTTGAACCAGATACGGGTGGCGATTAGATACATTAAAGTCAAAAAAGCTGAGGCAACAGCAATCCTCACGAGCCTTCTCACTCTGTAATAGTTTGGTGATCTCATTGTGCCACCGCCATTTCCTCTGTATTGGTGAAGGCTTGATCTATTACTGCATCCCAAACCATACGCTTACCAGCAAATAGGTATTGAGCATTTAGATCTGTAAAACTTGGGTAAGGTGCGTCAGCATTTAACTCTGCCACTAACTCGCTTACCTCATCTAATCCCCATAAACTCAGGGCTTGAACTTCAGCGTTGATGTTGAAGTAATAATCCTCGCATTGTCCGTTGGCGTACTCAAAACCTAGATCTCTAAGATCGTCTAAGGAATAATCCTCGCCCGTTTGAATATACTCAGCCACTCTCCCTGCTGTGTATTGGATTTCCTTTAACCACTCGCCCCCTCCCACACTATCGGGCAATAGGTTAAAGATGTCGTACAACTCTCCACCCTCAATTTTTGAGAGTGTGTCTAGCAGTTTCTTACCTTCCATTTGCTTTCTCTCTTTCTCTCTTGTTTGTTTGTTGATATCCGATTAAGGAAATCACTGCCTCTCCCCCATATAGTATCAGGAGAAAGGCAAGGAAACCATTAAGCGACCAGCTTTTTTTACTTCTCCTCCTCTATTAAATAAGGCTCTAAATCCTCGTATAAGTAGCCGATTAAATCCTCCTCGTGTAAAGAATCATAAGTTGAGGCTTGAGCCAATTCTTCACCGTAAGAATCGTTTATTGCCTCCATTGCCTCCTCCTCTGAATTAAAGATCTGCTCATCATAGAAGGTGTAAGTGTCCTCCTTCCCTTCGCAAGTAAAGACCGCTCTAATTCCATATTTCTCCTCGTGCTTCTTGCTATGCTCTAGAGCCTCGCTCAGCGTTGCAAAGTAATCAAAGCAAACATCACAGACACGAGTGGTCATTATTTGACCGCCTTCCTCTGATTGGTGCGAGTGCATTTCCCACAGATTTGATACTTAGTAAAGGCGGTTAGTAGATCTAATTCCTGCCCGCATTGCTGGCACTTAGAGTTCATTAGTGCGCCTCCAATTCCCAGCAGCCACCTTCAGCGATAAAATCCTGAAAGTCATCCTCGTTCCAGTCATCTAATAAATCAATGGCTGCACCAGCATCTGCCGCCTCAACCTCTATTTCATAAACTTTGGTTTGAGTTGCGGTGATTGTGTACTTCATTAGATCGCCTTCCTTCTCACTCTCTTTTAATTGTTTAGGAGAGTGCCACCGCCCACCCGTAAGGGTGGGAGATAGCCCGCCACTAACACCAAGTTAATTTATGATGGATTAAATCGCCTTCATTGGGGAATTCTGCCCCGCATTTGCAGGTAAACTCCTCCTCCTCTATTACTTCCCGCTCATCATCTGAGCCGTTAATGAAATCAAAATCTCCTGCCGTTAAATCTTGAGCCAGTTGTTTAGCCTCCTCTAAATTATCTGCCTCAATAGTTGTTTCTCCATAACTTGTTATTGTGATATTAACTTGAAATGTAGGCATTACTTCACCCCACAGGCTTCCAAGAAGCGAGCACGGTCAAAGTTTGGATTATAATCTGCTAACTTGTGGCTAAGGCTACGGGCTAAGCCTGTAATTGCTTCCTTGGCTTCAGGGGTGAAGCCTTCCCAGTTTTGCATAGCACCTTCAATAACTTGTGCTATCAGTACATAGTCTTTACGGGTCATTTTCTTGATCTCCTCTTAGGCTCGTTCAGAGCGGGTTCGCCCTGATAAGATAAATATATACGGGTATCTACCCTATGTCAAGTATCTAATGATAACGAAATGATAACGATTTGCTGGGAGTGGGCTGGGGTTTGGCTGGGTCAAACCTCTAGTAAAGGTTGAGGGTTTGGCTACCTTAAACCTGAGGTAAAGAGTTAGGGCTGAGGGCTGGCGGGCTGGCTGAGGGCTGGCAGATCGGGGAAGATGTTTAATTAAAACCCTGCCGATTAAGTAGTTTGCCTGCTATTCCTTCCTAATACCCCCGCAACTGCCACCAACTGCTGACCAATCGCTACCGATCAAGGCTCACCGCCCCGCAAAACCGACCCCCCTATGCTTAATCTGAAATGTGAACGGGGTATATACCTCAAATAAAAATATTTGCTAAAGTGAAGCTGGCTGAATATAGCCCGATATGTCCGTTATGTCCTACTTTGTAAGTGAGGTGTATCACATTTATAAAGATTTATTACCAGAAAACGGGAAATGGAGTTAATTTCCCGCCTTATATATAGTAGGGGAGTAAAACGGAGAGTGCTAAGTTTTACGACCACATCGCTTCGGTAAACCTACGCGATGCCCCCTAAGGGCGAGCGAAGGTTTTACCCCTCAGTCGCTGTAGCTCCTTCGGGAGTTACCAGACAACATACGCAAGCGGCAGGTGTAGTGTAATATTATCTCCAGTATAATATTCTGGGCCTAGTAATAGATCAAAGATTTTAATTACGCGGCTTATCCACAGCTTTATCCACAAGGAGATTAATGGCTGAGAACTCAGCAGATATCGGCAAGCGGATTATTTTAACATCCGTAGCAGAAGGTATGACTGTAGAGCAAGCCTGTGCCTCCGCCGGTAAATCCATTAAGACTTATGAG